GATGATAACGTCAATCTTTATTCCTGCAGCATTCACAGCGATAAAATATCAGTTCAGATCATTATTTTGGGAATCAATGGAAAGACCAACCCAGTCGGCATTAGAATTAAATCCTTCCATCCAAATGTCGCGGCGAGTAAGAGGCCGTTTGATCTTATCCAGCTGCGAATCATAGTTTTGGAATGATATGTACAATGAATTATCATCGTAGAGAATGCGGACTATGGTTTTTTCCGATGGCGGCGCCAGTTCCAGCGGATTGGTTTGAAAAAACTCATCCACGGGTAAAGCCGACTGCCATACCGCCTCATCCAGAATACCATCTATGACAGGTGTCTCAAAACAGCGCACAGCCGTGGCGGTCTTGAAGCGTAGGGAATCAGGATGAAAATTGGTCAGATAAGCTGACCTAAATATCAGAAAGCTATTTGATTATCTGTACTTTTTTAGATGCAACTCCTTGTTGCAACAACCTTTGATGGTATTTTTCCTTTTGCTTTCTACTCATAATGGAACGCAACTTGAGATTGTTCAGATAACTTCTTTCAAAGTCAGGATCATCCCTAAATAAATATTGGTTAGTTAAATGGTTTCCCCTATGCTTCCAAGTGATGTAGCCAAATAAACTTAACCTGTCCAAAGCCGATAGAAGCGTTCTCCTTCGCTTTACCTTGCTTCGCTTCATCAGGTACTCATAACTAGGACAACAACCTCTAGGTGCGTCTCTAAGGCGTAGCAACAGCATATATATGAGCTTCTCTAAAGGTCGTAGGGCAAAATTATCTAGTAATTCATGCTCAACTTTTAGAAAGCCTTTAGTTTTTCCCATAACATTTTAAAATAAATAATAATTTCCTTTCTCATGGCGATTAGGTAGCCACAAATTATAATGAGGAGTAAAAGCCACAACATTTTAGTTTCCTTTTCCATTGGCTATCATAAATTCCACAACCGCATTAAAGCTAAAGCTAATTCTTTCAGCATCAGGATCAGGACTATTCATAGGTGCAACAAAATGAGCAAGATGACTTGGAAAAATTAAGTACATTTTTTCAACTGGATTTTTTTGGTATGAGGAAAAGGAAAAGTAATTTTCAGAACCCTCAAAAAATTCTATCGAACCGCTTACATCATGGTGGGGTTTAGCACATTCTAAAGGTATCATTTTAGGGATTTGCAAATAACCAACGCATGAAATTTGTGGATGCTTTTGTTCAATCGCACCATGATTGGTGTGTTGATGGATTGAATTGAATTGGTTTATTTTCTGTACCACATACCAACAAGAATTAATCACAATTCTTTTGACCTTAAAATCTGGATATAAAGTCTGGCAATATTCAGTAATGCAAACATCAAAGAAAGAATGTTTATATTTTAATAAAACTTCTGGTGTAACCATGTATTCTGAATCAACTGAACCCACTAATTTATGAGCAAATGAATATCGTTGTCTTTCTTCAGGAGATAAACCCCTAATCATTTTAAGGTCGGCTAAAAAATCCTTAACTAAATTGTCAGGCAAAGTTTGTTCAGAAATTGTTGAGCCAAAAGGCTTGAACATTTTAATGTTAATTTTATCTTTCATATTTAAATTTTTCTAAAGGGGTTAGTTTATCCTTTTCAATAGACCAAACATAGGGTCTTGAATTGTGTCCAAAATTTGTCCACTGCCCTATTCTTGACACATTCTCTGGAGCTACATATCCAGCACAATAGTAGGTGGGGAACTCATCCAGCATCAGAAAATAATAGTCATCCTTTTTTTTATTTTGTCTTACAATTAAACTGTGTGTTTTTTTTGTCATTAATTGTGAACGCACTTGAACCGACTTGCCATTAATAACTAAATCCGATCCATGAAAATTGTTCACACTATGGCTGAAATAAGTTTCACACATTTTGGCTAAAGCCATTTCCGCTAACGCACCACTAATGGTCATTCCCCATTTCTCATACTGGTTGAAGTTTGCATTGTGTCCCCATGCGATCCCTTGTCGTAGGCTTTCAATTTCTCTAGTTAAACCTGTCGTTGCACCAGCTAAAATCTCCTCCCACTTTAAAGTAATCTTATTCATTTTAAAAACTTTTGAAAAACTCCTAACAACTTGGGATTGTGGATTAATAATCTAACAAAACTCTCACTTAATTTATCTACTAACTTTTCTTCGCCACATTTGCCTACATTAATATTGTCTTTTGAGCATAACAGGTGGTAAAGCTCATGTAGAAAGGTTATGAGGATATTTTTCATGGACTGATTTTTATAGATTAAAATTTCATTATCGGCTGGTACGAACATTCCGACACAATCTAGGTCTTGTGATTCCTTTCTGCCCATCCACCTTATCTTGATTTTCTCTCTTTTGTAGTAGATGGCATCTGGGAGCATTTAAGGTTTTTATCTCATAAAAATACATTAATCAATGTTTGACTTTACTAATTATTGATAGTAAATATGTTGTCAATGAGTGAACTTGATAGATTTACTGACCTTGCTTTTATGCAAGGGGACTTTCAAAAGGTTAATACTTCCCCCTCTCAAACCGCATTAAGTAATTGGATGTGGTTTCTTAAATATCCTTTAGCTTTTCATCTTAATTTCAAACCTGAATCTCCCTCTATCTCATTCAAATCTGGCACAGCAGTTCATCAATACTTTCAAAATATTTTAACAGGTAAAATGAAAATTGGTGATGTTGAAAAACAATATAAGCTGATGCTGGACAACACTACCTTTATTGAAAAGGAAAAGGTTAAAGGACAATTCATTTTAAAAATTATTAAAAAAATGGTGGAAAACCATCTGCAAATGCTAATGGAAATTTCAGGCAACTACATGAAAGATTGGGAAGTCGAAGTTTCTTTTTCTAATTGGTACAACGATAAGTACATGGGTCAAACTTTAAATCTTGCCACTGAAGGTGCGATTGATTGTCGTAACCAACCTCTTAAAATATTTACCGAACATAAAAATAGATTTCCTACTGTTTATTTAAGCAGTGCAAAAAAACATAAAGGAAAAGAAGTTTGGAATAGTAGAAAGCCCAGCAAATTAAAGTCCCCTCAATTTACCCATTTAATTGCTGTGTCTGTTTATGCTCATCACTTGGGAAAAGAATATCAACCAGCCATTCTTTATTGTGATGAAGATGGGGTGATACTTTTCAATCAACATAACTGTGAAGACTTAACACAGGAAGGATTGAAATATTATTTTAATAAATTTATTCAGATTAATATTCAACGACAAGAAATGTTGAGGATGGCAGACGGCAGTATAAAAAAGTTGGCCTGTATGGTTGGAGTGGACTGGTCTGAAATTAAAAGAAGCAAGGATAATATTTTTCTTTCTCATATTCAGGAAGAAGATATGCAAAAAATGGAAAGGTTCTACGATGGTTTATAAAGCTCAAGATGGGATTAGCAGTGAAGATTTAAAAAGAATTGCCAATGAACAAATTATGGAAAAGATAAAAGAGATTGCTAGAGATGTTTATAAAGAAGAAAAGAAAAAAGAAATGGAAGAACTGATTAAAGATGTAGCAAAAAAAGAAGGGACAATATGATAGATGAAAAAATAAAAAAGATATTAGAACAATTTAAAATCAATCCAGCGAAAGCCTTATGGGATTGTCATGGTACACAAATTATGTACCACCGATACATCGAAGAAATTGGAGCTAGTGCTGGAGTTCAAGTTATTAAGTATGAAACTATTAAAGCTGATGAAAGTACCGCTATTGTTAAATGTCATGCAAGATTAGGAAAAGTGGATCAGTTCTCTTATGGGGAATGTAGCCCAAGAAATTCTAAAAATGCTTACCCTGTAGCGATGGCAGAGAAAAGGGCATTTGATAGATGCGTTTTAAAATTGGTGGGATTGCATGGTCATGTCTATGCCATTTCTGAAATGCCTGATGAAGAAAATATCTCAAAGAAAATAAATAACCCAAATAATTCTGTACCTAAAGCACAACCTAAAACAAATGGGAAACATGAAAGTATAGATAACCTTTTTATTCGCACCAGTTTGGAAGTCATCCAAAATGGAATTGATAAAAAGGAATTTAAGACCTTGAGCTTTAAGGTAGAGAAACTCAAGACGCTAATTCATAAGGCTGGTTTGTGGGATTCGTTTGCCAAGACTAATGAATTTAAAACACTCAATAAAATGAATCTTATTATTAGAAAACATATAACTCAACAAAGGAGGAACTAAGATGGCTTTTGAATTAAAAGCAGGAGAAGGCTACTTGAATAGAGATCAAGAAAACCCAGAAAAATATTGGGGTTCATATAAAGTAAGTAAAGATATGAAAGCTGGAGATACTATTAATCTAACGGAGTGGATTAACACAAAAGAAGATGGTCGTATCGTACACAAGTTGGTTGAACGTAAGCCTAAACAGGCTTAATTTCATTAATGGGGTGGTGTGAAACCACCACCTTTTTAAAATGAAAGTTGTAATTATGTTTATTTATTTTACTACAGGAGCAATCCAGCAGCTACCAGTCTCTTTGCAAAAAGGACAAAGCTGTGGCGATAAACTGATGGAGCTAGTTAAAACTAATGAAGAAGAAACAGGAATTTTTTATAAAGGAAAACAAGTGATGCTGCACTATTGCAAGGATGGAAATGGAGAATGGGTACAATGATTGATCTAAAAAATAGATATGAAGTGTTAATGAAGAAAAACCAAAATTTAAGTTTTAGAGTTTCTGAACTGGAAGAAGAAATAGAAAGTTTAAAAAACAAAGAC